ATGTGCGGGATTACAGGATGGGTGGATTATAAACGCTCATTAGAAGGAGAAAGAGATGTCGTTACGAAGATGGCTGAGACGTTAGCGAAACGCGGTCCAGATGATAATAAAGTTTGGATTAAAGGTAATGTCGCATTTGGGCATAAACGGTTAATCGTTGTTGATCCTGAGGGTGGTAAACAACCGATGACTTGTTTAAAAGATGAAACGAATTATGCCATTTGTTATAACGGTGAACTTTATAACACAGAAGACATTCGAAAGGAATTATTAAGAAGAGGATATACGTTCAAAGGTCATTCTGATACAGAAGTATTATTAGCTTCTTATATTGAATGGAAAGAAGAATGTGTCGATCATTTAAACGGTATATATGCGTTTGCAGTATGGGACGAACAGAAAGAACAAGTATTTATTGCGAGAGATCGATTAGGTGTAAAGCCACTTTTTTATAAATATGATAGCGGACGCTTATTATTTGGTTCGGAGTTAAAAGCGATATTGTCGCATCCAGATGTGAAGGCAGAAGTAACATTAGAAGGATTATCAGAAATATTCGGACTCGGACCGTCAAGAACACCTGGCCACGGTATTTATGCTGGTATAAAAGAATTACGTCCAGGTCATGCGATGACATTTTCAAAGAACGGTTTATGTATATGGAGATATTGGAATGTGGAAAGTAAAAAACATGAAGACTCCTTTGAAGAAACAGTAGAGAAAACACGCTTTTTATTACAAGATGCGATTACAAGGCAGCTCGTTTCTGATGTACCACTATGTACTTTTCTATCAGGCGGTGTAGATTCGAGCGCTATAACAGCAATTGCTGCGAAAGAATATGCAAGGTCAGGAAAAGGGCAATTACACACATATTCTGTTGATTATGAAGATAATGACAAATACTTTAAAGCGAATGCGTTTCAGCCAAATTCAGATGCTCCGTTTATTAATTTAATGACTGAGACATTTCAAACAACCCATCATCGCTGCGTCATTTCGAATGAACAATTAGCAGAGTATTTAACTGAAGCGGTACTCGTTCGTGATTTGCCTGGTATGGCAGATATCGATTCGTCATTATTATGGTTTTGCCGAGAAATTAAACAAGATTTTGTCGTTGGCTTATCTGGAGAATGTGCAGATGAAATATTTGGTGGATATCCGTGGTTTTATAGAGAAGATGATTTACAATCGAGTGCATTTCCGTGGATGCGTTCTACAGAGGCACGTGAACAACTTCTAAAAAAAGAATGGAGAAATAAACTAAATTTACGACAATATGTACAAAGGCGCTATGAGGAATCGATTCAAGAAGTTCCTATTTTAGAGGGGGAAAGTCCACTAGAAGCAAAAAGACGCCAATTATTTTATTTAAATATGGTATGGTTTATGACAACATTATTAGACAGAAAAGACCGTATGAGTATGGGGGCAAGTTTAGAAGTACGCGTTCCATTTGCAGATCATCGTCTTGTCGAATATGCGTGGAATATTCCTTGGGAAATGAAAATGTATAAAAACCGCGAAAAAGGTCTATTACGTAAAGCGTTAGAAGATGTACTCCCACATGACATCTTATATAGGAAGAAGAGTCCTTATCCGAAAACGCACAATCCACACTATACAAAGGCAGTAACGGTATGGCTTCAAAATCTATTAACAGATAAAGGTTCAATTTTACACGAACTATTTGATAAAGAGCAGTTGAGCGGATTGATTCAGTCTGGTGGCAGTGCATTTCAAACACCGTGGTTTGGTCAATTAAACACAACCTAACTACATCAAATGAATACAGTTAGGCTGTGTTTATTTTATTTTGAAATCTGTAACCTTTATTACTGGTGCAATGGGGTTCTTACCTACACGAGCAGGTTTTGTGACTTCGACTGTAATGGAAGATACAATTGCATTTACTGCTGCTTTCTTAGATTCGTTGTTTAAATTGTACCATTCATCTTTCAACTGATTTAAAAGTTCTTTTATTTCAAGTGAAGAGGCTGTATCAGTTACATTAGCCAGTTGTTTTTGAATTATGTTTTCTTCTTGGGTTAGGGTTAACATATCCTTTTTATATTCGTTCTTAGGAATATCTCCTTCTATGAACAGATATTTTAAACGTGCTTTCTTATCCTGGATTCGGTTATATTGTTCTTGTAAATTACTTAACTCTATTGGTTTCTCTTCAGTATCATCAAGATCAACGATGGCGTCTTCCAAGAGGTTTAGAAATTCTTTTTCGATTACATCCTCTGGAACTTGAGGCATATCGCAGGTTCCTTTATGATGTCTTGAGCTACATCTATAGCTCATTACAATTCTATTATGGCTTCTTACTTGTTTATTTCCCAAAAAATGCTTTCCGCATCTGGCGCACTTTAAAACATTAGAGAATACGAAAAAATTATGCAATCTAACTTTGCCTCTCTTTCTACTATCTTGTACTTGTTGTACAGTATACCAAGTATCTTTATCGATAAAAGTTTCGAAATCCTTTTGAGCAATGTCAGTTAGAATGTCGTCTCCCCAGCGGATTTTTCCAATATAAATCGGATTATTTATAATATAGCGTACAGCATCATAATTGAATATTTTCCCTCTCTTAGTCTTAACGCCACGACTGTTTAAAGATTTTACGATGCTTATTATACCTTTTGTTTTAAACATCTCGAATATGTATTTTACAATTTCAGCCTCAGTATGATTGATATATAAGTTTCCTTTGTTTAAGTCATATCCCATGGGTGATTTAGCTCCGTTTCTCAGACCTAATTCAGCCTTTTTGTGCATGGAATCTCTCACACGTTCTGCTGTTGTCTCTCGTTCCCATTGCGCAAGTGTAGCAACTAAGGTAATAAACATTCTTCCGGTAGCGGTTGTTGTATCAAATATCTCTGTACTACTCTTAAATTTAACATTATATTCATCCATTATTTTTAGAATGGAATGTAAGTCTGATACTGAACGAGTGAATCGATCTAATCTATAAACAAGAATAATATCAAATTGTTTTTTCTTCATATCTTTTATCATTTTTTGAAAAGCAGGTCGTTCTGTATTTTTCGCACTATATCCTTCATCACAGTAATCATTTACAACTACCCATCCTTGTGATTTAGCATATTGCTCCAGACGTAATTTCTGCATATCTAATGAAATACCTTCTTCAACTTGCATATCAGTAGATACGCGTCTATAAACTACACACTTCATTTGCGCATGCTCCTTTCTTAACTAAATTTCTATATCATATGTTTTATCAAAGCTAATTAGACAAATGTATGGGTCAATCATTTGATTGACTTTTTGGCCCAGTGAGAAATTCTCACTGTTCATCCAACTGAATGAAATCATATAAATCTTCCATATTTACGTTAAGTTGAGAAGCGATATTCTTAGCAGTTTGATAAGACATGATTCTATCATTATTTGCATAAGAATGAACTTGTTGTTTTTTCATATCTAACTTTAATGCTAAATCTACTTGTGTTAATTTCTTCTCTTTTAAAATTTCATTCAGTCGGCATTTGCCGACTACATACACTGTTTCACCGCCTAATTATTGAATGATCGGACTCACACTGTATAAAAATTTTCCTATAATCCTTATATCCTCGCAGTTATTTTGTGAGTATTGTTGGTCCTTAAAACTTTTGTCATGTGAACAAGGTTCTAAAATTATTAAATCTGTAAATTTATACACCTTTTTTAAAGTTGCGTAATGTCCATTTACAATTACAGCTGCTATTTCTCCGTTTTGTACATCACACTGTTTTTTTAGTATGGCGTAATGTCCATTAGGAACAATTTTATTCATGGATTCACCGCTAACAACCAGTCCGAATAATTCATCAATACTGTGAGTTTTATACGGAGGTGCAATTCTATCAACTACATCTTCTATAGCTTCCAATGGAACACCAGCTGCTATTTTACCAATAATAGGAATGTCTTTTTTTAGTTCACACTCAATGGGTTTTTCTTGAACTAATTGAAGTTCCCCATCCACAATTTCAACTTTTGTATTCTTATAAGTTGTATCAATATCAGATTTTGTTACTCCAAATACAGCGGCCATTTTTTCTAAAACCCCTGAACTTGGTTTGGCTCTATAATTCATATAATCACTTAAGGTACTTCTTGCAATTCCTATTTGACTAGCTAAATCAGATTGAGTCATATTATTTTTTTTTAAAAATTTCTTTATGTTTCTTACTATAGTTTGTTTTTGTATATCAGTCATACCGTCACCTCCTATTCTGACTACGCTTTTTAATATAACATATTACGAATTATTCGTAAAGTGTTATATTTGTATGATTTTTTCGTATTTTTGTATTGAAATTACATAAATTTAGTAATACAATAAATCTCGAAGGAAGGGGGAAACGAAATGGATTATTTGAAAAGAACATTGAATGAACTTAGGGAAAGCGCAGGGTTCAATCAAGCAGAGCTTGCGGATATATTAGAAGTATCCCCAAAAACGCTATGGTTATACGAACAAGATTCAACAAACATACCAGATGAATTAATTAAAAAGTATATGTATTTGTTCGATGTTCCGTATGAGGATATATTTTTTGGCTCTAAGTACGAAAAATTCGTACAGATGAAGAAACGTGTACAAGAAAGAGCAAATAATTTAAAGAAAATTGTTTCATAAAATTTTGCTTTAAATGGGTAGTCCTATTGTCCCACGAACATATAAATGCATTGAGGTGATTGAGGATGAGTGGGGGACAAATCATTCGTGATGAAAATGGGTATGTGGTGAAAGTAATCCTTACAAAGGAACAGTGGAAGAAATTTCTAACACCGTTAATACCAGCTGCACGGGAGTTAATTATTCAAAGAAAAGTGGAACAACGAAAAAAGCAAAATGAGAATGAATAATTTTTTTAATATATTTGCGAAATTTGACGATAAATATTGGTTCTACAAATTAAAGGAGAGTGAAAAGTATGAATGGAGTACTACTAGCAACACGAATTATGAAAGGGCATGAAGTTGTTAAAAAATGCGCAGAAGCAAGAAATAACCCTTTACTATTAGAAGCTATGGAATCAGAAGCAAAACGTAAGTTATATGAAATGAACCGTAAGGTTTCAAATCGAAGGGAGGTGAGTTAATTGAAGGAAGTAACATTAGTTTTTAAATCAGGTGCTAAAGCAAGTTTTACAGTAGAACAATTTAAAACATTTAAAAATAGTTTTGGATTTTTATCGGGGATTGAATATGAAGGTGCGGCTACGAAGGTACCATTCCACATTAGTGTGAGTAATATCGATGCAATATTTGTGGAAGACATCACTGAAAAGGAATCGGTTAAGGAACCTGATCATCCAATTGAAGATTTTTATGGTAATGAAATTATGAAAGATGAAACTTACTTTGTGTTTGATTGCGATGTTGTACTTGAACAGAATTTAAAACAATATTTGACAGAAGAATACGAAGTTGAATGCTATCAAGCTCAATAATTAAAGAAAGGATGGTAAAAAATGATACCTGAAGAGTTGTTTGAGGAGAAACAACATTTAGTGATAGCGGCGATTAAACAAAGGTTTGGAAGTATGGCAAGAGCTACACAAATTGCAGAAATGAACAATATGGAGTTGGACGATTTAATTCAAGTTGGTCGTATGCATTTATGGCAGTGCTGTGTGAAATATGATGCAGAGAGAGTGAAAACATTCAATGCATATGTCATGAAAGGTATGAAATGGGCAATGAGCGATGAAATTCACATGAAAGGAATGCCTTTTAAGATAAGTAGAAAAGTTAGTCATGAGGAAAGGAACCAAATTAATTTTCATTCGATTGATTTACATCGAGATGAGGAAACAGTAAACGAATTCTACGCAGTGTCTCCAATTGATGTGGAAGAAGAAGTAATATCATCCATTGAGTTTGAAGAAGTAACGAGTGTGCTGGAAGAAAAAGAAAAGTCAATCATTCTGCACATCGGTGAGGGGTATACCACAGCGGAAATTGCAATGAAATTTGAGATGGGACAATCCACAGTGAATGGAAAGAAAAACAAAGCATTTCTAAAAATTAATCCTGATTATAAACCGATGAAGCAAACATCATTTTTCAGGGGTAAAAGGACATTAAAAAACCACCTGCGCCAACAGGTGATTTAAGTAAAAATATTCACAGTTATTATAGCATGAATCGATTTTGTGTAAAGGAGAGACTATATCTTGAAGAACGGTAAAAAGCCGAACAAACGTGAAAAGATTCATATTCAATTACATGATTTAAATCCACAGGATTGGTTGATTTATAAGAAAGTAAATAAGGAATTGCATTTGGTCCATCGGACTACTGGTGTAACTCGTATAATTCCAAATTTATAGATTAGGAGAAAGATATAAATGGCTAATGAAATCACGCCTAAATTAGTTGCTGATATAACAGATAAAAGTTTTGGCATACAGCTAATTGTTACTGGTCTTGCTCACTTAGTAGAGGAAGAGGGATATACACCACATGAAGCATTAAGTATCGCTCGTTACACAGGAAATAATTGTTTCCATGCGTTAGCAGAATTGAAGAAGGAGGCTAAAAAATGAACGACAAACCAATTGATGAATTAGTCGCGGAAAAGGTTATGGGATGGATTAAACCACCTGAAACATCAATTCTTAAATCAATGTGGGTTTCTAAGCCGATAGGTATGGTTCATCGTGAATTACCTAAATTTAGTATGAATATGGAAGATGCATGGTTAGTTGTTGATAAATTACAAGAGTCATTTAAATCAGTGGAAATATTTATTGAAGACAGAATGACAAATGTGATTATAACTGAACATTTCCCAAGTGGACATTTAAAGGATAAATATCAGGGATATGAAAAAGCTGTTCCTTTAGCTATTTGCAAAGCCGCCTTAAAAGCTGTAGGAGAGGAATGGAAGTAATGGATATTAGTGTGATTGAAAATAGTATACAAGCTGTTCAGCTAGCCGAAGAAAAAGGGGTTCTGGGCGTTTATTTAGATAATAAGGTTCATGTGAGACATCAATTGTTAGAAGAGCTTTTAAATGAAGAAGGGGATTTAGAAGTGGTAAAGCGTGATGATTGGGAATACCCTCTTCAAGTTGAGTTTACGAAAAATGGTTTTACATACATTTCTCTTTATACTGCACGAGAATTCAAAAATATATTTGGAGGTAATATCGATGAACTCATTACAAGCAATTGAATTATTAGAAGTGGACCAATTACAAGATGCGGAGCAACAGTTTGAAATTACGGATATTAACGGTTTGAACTGGGCATTCCGTAAAATTTCAGCACTTAAAGCGCAAGAAAAAGAAGTTACAACACTAGCAAATGTTGAACGTGATCGTATTACCGAATGGGAACAAAGCGAATTGAAGCCCATCCACAATAGTATTTCATTCTTTGAAAGTCATATCCGACGTTATCATATGGAACAACTTGCAGCGGATCCAAAGCAGAAAACGATTAGTACGCCTTACGGTAAATCCAAAACTCGTAAGAGTGGTGAAGCGGCAGAGCAAAAAGATAAAGCCCAGGTACTTCAATATGCTATTGAAAACGAATTGGATGATTGCTTAAAAACAGAAGTTAAATGGGCTGATTTCAAGAAGAAATTAAAAATTGTAGAAATCAGTGGTGAAAAAGTAATTGTGGATGAGGATGGACAGATTGTTCCAGGGGTTACGGTTAAGCCTGAATCTATTTCTTATAGTGTGGAGGTATAAATATGTTCCAAGTAACACAAGCGAAACGCGAAAAGATGAAAGCTGTAATTGGCTTTATTGGCTGTAGTGGTTCAGGTAAAACAGGTAGTTCATTACTTACAGCCTTTGGGATGATGCAAGAAGCATACCCTAACTTAACAGAAGAAGAATTGTGGAAGAAGGTTGGAGTTATCGATACAGAGCATGAACGCTCAAAACTTCATGTAGGTCTTGTGTATGGGGAAACGAAAATAGGGAACTTCCTTCATATCAATTTTACTCCACCGTACACAACTGAAAGATATAACGAAGCGGTTCAAGTTATGAAGAACGCTGGTGCTGAAGTACTTATCATCGATTCTTTATCGCATAACTGGCAAGGTGAAGGCGGCATTATAGAAACACATGGTGAAATGTCTGGTAACTCATTTCAAAACTGGGGCAAGCTTTCATCTGAAACTACTAAATTAATAAAAACGTTAACTCAGAACAACGTTCATATTTTAGCAACTTTACGAACTAAAACTGAGTATGTAGTAGAACCAGATGCAAAAGGGAAAATGGCTCCACGTAAAGTTGGTACTAAGCCGGTACAAAAGGATGAAATGGAATATGAATTCATGCTTAATTTTGTAATCGATATTGACCATGTAGCGGATACTTCAAAGGATAATACGCAAATGTTCGAAGGACATCCACAGAAGATTACTGCTGAAGTAGGTCGCAAGTTGTATAAATGGCTTGAGCTAGGTATAGATGTGAAAACTGAAGAAGAAAATGAAAGAAATACTCTTATTGTACAAATTAAAGAAATTGCTAGTATGAGTGATGAAGCAACGAAAATGCTTTCTGAAATTGAATTTAAAACTAATCAAAAACTTGAGGATTTCAATATGAAATTTTTAAAAGTTGCATTAGAAAGATTACAAGTGTTTAACAACAAGGAGGAAAAATAATGTTTAAAGTAGATCACAGTCAAGCAACAGAATTTGAGGTAATTAAGCCAGGTGAATATGAAGTAACAGTTGTTAATTATGAATTAAAACAGGCAGAGTCAGGTAATAACCGAGTAATCGTTGACTACGAGATTCGAAGTGATGTGGACCAGCCATTCCAAGGTCAAAAGATTCTGTTTGATAATTTTACTGTTACAGAAAAAGCAATGTGGAGATTCCAAGCAGCATCAAAGGCAGCACAATTCCCAGATGGAATGCAATTTAGCAGCTATAAGGAATGGGCTGATACATTCCTGAATAAACCATTGCGATTAGTAGTAGGTGAGCGTGAATATAACGGTAAAAAATATCCGGAGGTAAAAGGATTTAAGGTTTCTGAAGTAGCAGCTCCAAGTGCTAACGTTGAAATTTCAGATGATGATGTACCATTCTAAAAATTAATTAACAAGATTCAAATAGGAGGGAGCTACTAATGGCTCCCTTTTCCAAAGGGAGAAAATCAAATGATATACAAATTTAATCAAATACCGGCAGAGCTTAAAAACACTCCTCATTGGATCTTATGGCGGTCAGAAGTAAGAAACGGTAAGAAAACAAAAGTTCCTTATCAAATCAATGGGGAAATGGCTCAATCAAATAATAAACGAAGTTGGTCAACGTTCCCGACAATCATAAAATTCTATGAACAAGGAGATTATGACGGAATTGGATTCATGTTTTCAAAGGATGATCCATTCATCGGAATAGATATTGACCATTGTATTCAGGAAGGTGCTCTTACAAGTTTAGCTGAGGATGTTATTGAAACTGTAAATAGTTACACGGAATATTCACCAAGCGGCGATGGCATCCACATTATTGCAAAAGGTAAGCTGCCATTAAAAGGACCAGGTACAGGCCGGAAAAATGTTGATATCGGATTAGAAGTATACAGGCATGGAAGATATTTTACTTTCACCGGTGATTGCCTGGATCAAGTCCCTGTGGAGGATAGAACGGATGAATTAAAAGTTTTATTTGAGAAGTATTTGAAAGAAAAGCCAAAGCCTGAAAAGAAACAAAGTGCCACTTCATTTGAACGAGAGGACATTACTAGTTTATCGAATGCAGAATTATGGGAGCGAATGTTTGATAGTAAAAGCGGTGCAGCCATTAAAGATTTATTCCAGGGCATGTTGATTAACGGTGACCATTCTTCAACGGATATGGCTTTATGTAATCATTTAGCATTTTGGACAGATAAAGATGCTACCAAGATGGATTCAATGTTTAGAGAGTCTTCTTTACTTCGTGAGAAGTGGGATAAACCACATTCAAGTGATGGCCGTACATATGGACAAATGACAATCGATACAGCAATCCTTTCTACACCTTCCACAATAGCTGATTATGAACCGCCTGAAGAGAAAAAGTATGAGGTTTATATTTCTGATAACTCAATTGAAGATACTGAGGAAATTATCGATGAAGCACCAAAGTTTCATTTAACTGAATTAGGGAATGCGGAACGAATTGCTTATTATCATGGAGAAAATGTTCGTTACTGTAACGAGTTGGAATGGCTTATATGGAACGGTAAGCATTGGCATGAAGATAGTAAGAGACAGATTGAAGCTATTACGGCCAAAACACTGAGATCCATATATGGAGAGGCTAAAGCTACAGCAGATAAATATCAATCAAAGTTGCTGCATGATTGGGCAAAGAAATGTGAAAGACGTTCCATCCGGATAAATAGCATCTTGGACGTTAGGCCGATGGTGTCCGTGAAAAAGAAAGAATTGGATTCTCATAGTTTTTTATTCAACTGTGATAACGGAGTTATTGATTTAAAGACGGGTGAATTATTACCGCATGACCGTGATTTGTTATTAACAAAGATTTCTCCAATCAAGTATGACAGAAATGCTGAGTGTCCAAACTGGAAAGCTTTCTTGGAAAGTATTTTTAAAACACATACCGGTGAAGCGGATTATGAGCTTATTAATTATTTACAAAAAGCAATTGGTTATTCATTAACTGGTGTAACAAAAGAACAAGTAATGTTTTTCTTATTTGGTAATGGTCGAAATGGTAAGTCTACTTTTGTTAATATCATTCAAGACCTACTTGGTGATTATGGAAGGCAAACAAACAGTGATACTTTCTTAAAAAAGAGAAATGATTCAGGTATTAATAACGATGTGGCCAGATTAGACGGCGCGCGTTTTGTATCGGCTGTTGAGAGTGAAGAAGGGCAACAATTATCTGAAGCCCTAGTGAAACAAATCACTGGTGGAGAGAAAATGTCAGCACGTTTCTTACGCCAGGAATATTTCGAGTTTACACCTGAATTTAAGGTTTTCTTCACTACTAACCATAAGCCAATTGTTAAAGGTTCGGATGAAGGTATTTGGAGAAGGATTATGCTTATTCCTTTCACCGTAACTATACCTAAAGACAAGATTGATTATGATCTACCTGATAAATTAGCAAAAGAAATGCCTGGTGTCTTGCGTTGGGCTGTGGAAGGTTGCATGAAGTGGCAGGCCGAAGGATTGCGTGCTCCTGAAGCTGTGAAGGCAGCGACAGCCGAATATCGTGAAGATATGGATATATTAGGACCATTTATTGATGAAAATTGTACGGTTCATTCTACGGCGCAAATTGAAGCGAAATCACTTTATGAAAGTTATACCAAGTGGTGCTATCAAAATAATGAAATGGATTTAAAGAATCGTGCCTTTTATCGTCAATTAGAGATTCGTGGATTTAAGAAAGAAAAGGGTACAGGTAATAAAACATTTATTACTGGAATTACATTAAATCAATTTGCGGGAGCAAATCTATTCTCAACTGGAGATAAAGAAGAAAAACACAATGTAACTGCAATCAATAGGAAAAAAGTTTAGATAATAGTTACTAAAGTTACTGAACTGCTTTTTTCGATAACTCTTATAAACGTTGATATAACAATGTTTATAGATGAATAGTTATTGAAGTTACTGAGTTTCCTATATCGGCTCTTAAGAAAATAAATAAATAAAAAAATATATATAATATATAGCCTTTAATAGAAAAATGGATAACTTTAGTAACTTTGATAACTCAATATGCTTTAAACCATTGATATGACTGGGTTTTGGTGAGTTATCGAAAATCTTCATTCAATAACTTCAGTAACTCCTTTTAAGGGGATTGTGATATGGAACATCTTGAAAAAGTGAATCGACCGCAAAATCTAGATGAATTTATTCAACAAAGATGTATTGTTGCTATCGATAAAAAAATTGAAGCCCAGTTATTTTATAAAGCTTGTATGAAAGCATTTGGTTTAACTAAAGTTTCGTTCATTGGTACAAGAACTTTTTATAAAAACCTAAAAAATATGGGTCTTGTATTAAAGAAATCAAATAATAATAAAATTTATATTTTTGGACTAACTTTGAAATAGGTGATTGAATGCATCCAAAACAAATATGTGCTGATATTCAATCGATGGGAGCGAAGCTCGTTCTTGATGGAAATGATTTATACATTGAGAATCATGAAAAGATTGCTCCTGAAATTGAATTAGTTATTAAAGAATACAAGCTACGAATTATTAAATATTTGCAAGGGAATTATTCGGATCAAGATCATGCAGTAAAACAAACAATAGATAAAATTATTAATTTTTTTATCGGTGTTGAGCAAGACATGAATCCAAAAATAAATGATTGGTTTAATCATGATGAAGCGGCTGCAAAGTTAGTCATGGAGTTAACTTTAAATTTTTCGCTTAATGGCTGGTTATATGTAAAAGAATCTGTGGCCAACTATGAAAATAAATTAACGGACGAACTTTCATTGAATTTATATAATCGTGCGATGGCTTATTTTAAGAAAGGGGCATGAAAATGAGAGAGATAAAATTCCGTGCTTGGGATGGAACGGATTGGGTTTATAGCGAATGTATATCAAAAGATGGCATCAATTGGTGGATATTAAATAATGAAGATGATAATTGGTTGGTGTGTTTAGATCCACAGCAATATACAGGATTAAAAGACAAAAACGGTAAGGAGATTTATGAAGGGGATATTGTTCATATGTATAGCGTTATGCCAGGATGCGATATTGACGAAATAGGAATAGTTAAGTTTATAGAATGTGCCTTTCTGTTTGAAAAGACAGACGGAAGTAACGGATGGTCGATATTTAACGAAGCAACAGAGATTGAAGTCATCGGAAATATTTACGAAAACCCAGAGTTATTGGAGCGATAAATATGAGTGCTATACATTATCGATACTCAGAAAAAGAGTTAAAGGAAATCCTGGATACATTAGAAATCATGGTGGATACAAGGGAACAGAAAAACCAACATGTACTTGATTATTTCCGTAAAAAGGATGTTAAATTCAGACTTAGAAAAATTGATACAGCCGATTATTCAGCGGTAATTCCTAAAAATCCTGAAATGGGCATTACACGAGATATTTATTTAAGTGCTGGGGTAGAACGTAAAAATGGCGTAGATGAATTGGTTCAATCAATTAAAGATCGTACGAGATTTGAAAATGAATTGATTCGTGCTGCTAAACATCCATTTGTTCTTCTTGTGGAAGATTTAAAAGGCTATCAAAAAATATTAAAAGGTGAGTATATAAGTCAATACAAACCAGAAGCGTTACTTGGTAGTTTAAAAACATTTGAAGTACGATATGGATTTTCAACGGTATTTATTGAGCCAGCTACAACCGGTAATTACATATATCATCATTTCTTATATATGGCTCGTGAGTATCTGAAGAAGGGCGTCATATAAATAATGATTTATTTTCGTAAAAAACAAAAAACGATTATTAATTAGGGGGAATTATCAATGGCAAAAGTACAACTTAATCAAAAGGAACAACATTATGCAGATACACGTGAAGAGGCGGAGGAAATTATTTCAGCTGCTAAAGAAAATGACAACCTTCAAATGCACAAAATCGCAGAGAAATATAACAAATACGGTCAGTATTTCTTGATTGATTTAACTTTCGCTTATCAAACTCCTAAAGAAGTAATGGAGAATCGTCCGCAAAATGATGATGTTCCAGAAGGACAAATGAGTTTTGAAGAGCCGCATGAAGGCGTAGAGTACAGTGTTAAACCAGATGGAACAACGGAAGTTGCTCCTGGTCAATTGAAGGTTGTTGATGAAGAAACGATTGCTGAATAAATATTTGTCCTGGGCTTCGGCTCAGGATATCACATATAAATCGAAAGGAAGATTAACGAATGTCTAACAAATTTGATAAGGACTTTGAAGCAATTACGAATGATAGTGAATTAACGGAAGAAGGAACAAAATTTATAGAAGCTGTAAAACAATTCGTTGGCACTCAATATGATTCAGAGGATTTAGCGAAATTGATTGTATTAATTATGGCTGCTTTAGATGTGGACGACAATGCTTTTAATACAGCAATATCCGCTTTATATCAAACTGCAATAGAAGTGCAAACAGGTATCAATCTGAATGAATTACTGGATTTAGTGACAAAAGGTGAACCAGGCTTAACTCATTAGGAGAATCCAATGTGTTCGACGAGTTTCGACATAGAAATGAATGTCAGAATCGTAGTGATTTGAAGTTTTATTTCTTTCTGAATACAAATAGATGTACAAGCATTAAAACGTCTTAGAAAGGAAAATAAACGTATTTTAAGAGATTTGTTGTTTTTAATAGAAAGTAGGTGAATCATCATTTGTTTGACTGGCTGAAAGACTATCAGAAATTAGAAGAAGATATTGATTACTTAGATTACAACTTAGATAAAACAAAAGCTGAATTAAAACGCTGGGTCAGTGGTGATTTGCGAGAAGTGCGTTTAACTGCTGAATCTGAAGGTGCAAAGGTAGAAGAGCGTATAGAAGCAATCGAATATGAGTTAGCTCATAAGATGAATGCAATGTGTGATTTATTGAAATTGATTAGTAAGTTCAAAGGATTAGAAAATAAGTTATTAAAAATGAAGTATGTGGACGGAATGACATTAGAAGAAATAGCCGAGGATATGAATTACAGTTCTAGTTATATTTATAAGAAACATGCTGAAATAATAAGGAGAATAAAGTTCGCTGAAGAACTTGCACTTTACTGACACCCAGTTTTATGAATGTTAACTCTTGAAAATATCGATTATAGTAATAACATAAGAAATTGACGAAAGGGCAACTGGTGCACGGTTGCTCTTTTATTATGAAATATTAAATATCTTAATGGATTATATAAAGGAAAATGTTTTATTTTGTCGAAAGGTAAATATAAAAAAGGAGAGATAAAATGGCAGAAAAAATGAGAAATGATTTTTATGAACGTCTTACTAAAAACAATGAATATTGGATAGCATATCAAGAGTTTGAAAAAGAATTTAAAAATAATAGTAGTGATAGAGGTTTAGTGCTGGTTTGTGGATCTATTATAGACCATCTTTTGAGCGAACTATTAAAATCTTTTCTTATTAAGTCTAATAATGTTGAGAAGGATCTATTCAAAACGGGTGGTATACTAGCAACTTTTGATTCAAAAATAAAAATGTCTTATTATTTAGGGTTAATATCAAAAAATGAACAATTAAACATTACTTATCTGCAAAGAATTAGAAATAAATTTGCCCATCAATTTATTAATATTTCATTTGAAAACAATGATATTGTTAATGTGTGTAAAAGTTTCGAAATTCCTAAGAACTGTTTTGTGCCATCATTTATTCCATTTCCAAATAAAGAAACTGGAGAATTGCCACAAGTAGATTTAAATCCAATAAAGAAAGATACACTAGCGAAAAACAGATTTATAGTTACCTTTCAGTATTTATATTTTACTTTTATTAGTAGACTTTTATTTGCTGAATTCGAGAGAAGAGATGAATACACAAAAATTATCACAGCTGAGAATATAATGCTAATGCAAATTGAAATGATTGAAAGGGCCTTGAATAAAGGTATTGAACTCAAGGAATATGAAGAGAATGAAAATCACATTTTTGAAATGCAATATAGAATAGAAACCATTAAGAAAAGTTTGAATGATAATAATATCTTGAATCCGGATATTCAAGATACAATCAAGGACATAGAGATAGAAATCGAAAAAAATAAAAAATGGTATGAAGAGTTTTCGAAAGAAAATGATGAATACCTTAAATTTTTACATTCTATGTTAAAACCTTACAGGTACTCATATGAAGTGCTGAAAAATTCTATTACAAAGTAAAGGCGCCTTCTAAGGTGCCTTCTAAGGTGCCTTTTATTATGTGAAAATTACATGGGTGGTGCTTCATTCAGATCAATTATTCAAAGGTATTAATCCAAACAAAGTGAAACTAACCTCAGAATAACACAAGGTAAGATGGTTGAGAAGGAAAAGGAGAAATAAATGCTAGAGTTAATTTGTGATAAAATTGGATATGTATTAAATATCATAAATTAAACGGAGGAAAAGTTATGTTTAAGCAAAATCTGTGTTTTAATACACCACGTGATGATACAAAGATTTGGCGTTATATGGATTTTACTAAATTTGTTAGCATGTTAGAATTAGAATCTTTGTTTTTTGTAAGATCTGATAAATTTCGTGATCCCTTTGAAGGAGTTTTTCCTAAAATAACTGATGAGATTTTAGCACAGAAATATATGGGAATTAGACATCCTACAAAAGGGTATGATGTTGCTGAGATGCATAAAAGGATATTTGCCAAAAGTAGAAAGTTTATGACTATAAATTGTTGGCATATTAATGAGGGTGAATCAGCAGCTATGTGGGATTTATATTTAAGCTCTTTTGAAGGAGTAGCTATCCAATCCACAGTATCAAGTTTGAAACGTAGTCTAGAAAATACGGAGGAATCTATTTGTATCGGTAGTGTTAATTACTTGGATTATCAAACAGATGTAATACCAATAGATAATATATATTGGCCATATATTTGTAAAAGAAAATCCTTTGCACATGAGAAAGAACTTAGGGCTGTACATGATACTGGATTCTTGAACAAGTTTGGAACTATAGATCAAGAGGAATCTCCTGTGAAGATTGGTTTACCTATAAAGTGCGATATACATAGCTTAATTGAAAATATTTACGTTTCACCCAATTCACCTAGATGGTTTGAAGAATTGGTTAGATCAGTTTGTAAAAAATATGGATTAGATAAAGAAGTGTTTAAATCGAATTTGTATGAGATTACATATTAAAGCATCCAGTTGGATGCTTTTTGTTTTGGAGGGATAAAAAATGGATTGTAAACATGAATTTATTGAATTCAGAGTGCATTCAAAAATTACGGATATATGTCCTAAATGTGGTCACATTGCTATGGGGAGTTTGAGGACTATAAAACCTAACGAAAAACTTAAAGGCTTTTCTACTGATGAATTAAAGAGAGAAATCGATATTAGAGCGGATTATGAAAAATAAGAGGTGAGAAAGTGGCTAATAACAAATTAAAGATTAATATGGATGCCGATACATCAGAAGCATTAAAACAAATGAAGGAAGTAACTGAGGCTGCAAATGAATGCGTAGCTGCATTGGAGAAGTTGGAGAGATTGATAAACAAGTTTTCTGGTTTATCGAGTGGAGGAATTCTCTCATCTGGTACTGTTCGAACGATACATTCTTGATTGAACCAATAACAATTATTGTAGGCGCTGCCGTGATCTTGGTGGTGTCTTGTTTGTCGTTAAGGAAAGATAAGCGCAAACGTGTTGCATTTGATAAATAAGGAGTGAGGGTATATGCAATTAACTAAACTTGAGAAGATAGGTATTGTTAGTTCAATCCTTATAGCTGTAGGTGAGGATGTGCTTGCTAAACATGTCGACTTACAACTATTAGAAGAAGAATTCGGACCGATAGTAAACAGTGCAACAGAGAAAGAGTGTGGAGAAGCGACATTAAGTGTACTAAATAAAATGATTGCTAGTTTATTAGAAGATAAGGGGTGAGGGTAATTGGACAGCGTTTTAAATGGTAAGATTGCTGCGCTTGGTCTTATGTTCATTGATAAGAAAGCATATATCAAATACCTTAAACCTCTTGAAAAAGCGCATAAAAAAGCTGGAATAGATGTTAAGTATTATAAGCTGTATGACGGGAAACCTATGTTTTATTCCGTGGAATACCTGAAACAAACATCAATAAAAGAATTATTAGAAAGAGACAGATGGAGAAAAGATTTAAGCGTAAGGGGTGAGGATAGATGCAATTAACTAAGCTTGAGAAAGCAATTGCAATTAGTACGCTTTTACATTCGGTTGGGGTAGATGATATTGAAGAGTATGTAGATGTAGAGAAGTTGCCAATCTTAATTGAAGTGATAGAGGGATTTCATAATAATTTAACACCAGCAGCAAAGAAAGAAGCCGATATAAGTTTAATGAACAAACTAATTGACGACCTATTAAGAAGTAAAAGGTTACAAAAGATTGTACAGTTTAGATGTAAAGTATGTGGATATACGGAACAGTATAGTGAACGAATAGCAAAATCAAAGGATAGATTACGCTGTAAGTGGTGTGCAGATGGTGGTGTAATGTGTAATGAAGGAATACAAAACCAAACAGCAGAAGCGTAAGTTCTATGACAGTGGTGAGTGGAAGAGTATACGTGAGCAAGTAAAGAAGCGTGACAACTATGAGTGCCAGGAATGTAAGCGCAACGGTCGAGTGCAAACAGACACCAATGAATACAGTGAGAGTGCCAAGCGTAAGAAGATTCAACTCGTTGTCCATCATATAAAAGAACTCGAACATCATCCTGATCTTGCATTAGATATAAACAATCTTGAAACAGTCTGTGTGGATTGCCATAACAAGGAGCATGGTAGGGTGTTTATTAAGAAGGTAAACAAATGGGAGAATGATGAGAAGTGGTGAGTATCTTAGAAGCATGGAAGCGAATTGAAGGTCATAATTATGAGATATCTAATCATGGTAGGATTAGAAACCGAAGAACTAAAAGGGTATTAAAACCAGAATTACATGATGGAAAGTACTTGAGAATTAAACTAAATAAAAGACATTACAAAGTCCACCGATTGGTTGGGCTTTGTTTTATTTCTAATCCAGAAAACAAACCAGAGATAAACCATAAGGATGGGAACAAACTAAATAATCATGTGGAGAATTTAGAATGGGTAACAACTAAAGAGAATGTTAAACATGCTATTGATAATGGATTAAGACCAAGGTTAGATAGTCGTACAGTTATCAATATATATTATGACTTCTGGGTTGAACACATGAAGATGTATGAGGTTATGAAAAAATATAATATAACAAAGAATATTGCTTGTTCAATTAAATATAAAAACAATTACCAAGATATACTGTCGAAGGTAAAACTTCAATTAGTAATCTTAAACTAATACCCCCCCTTATTTATTTTCACCTTTTTATCGTCTAAGGGGCACCGGAGGAGGGGGTCGTTTTTCCAGATTTTTATGCTGTTTCGTATAGGACCCCTACCCAGTATGAAAATATGATTGAATCGAGGTGATATTATGGCGGACATTGATGAACGTGAGGTACTAGTTAACAAAGAAAAAAATCGTTTAAAAAGATTATTTAAAGACATCCCACCCAGTAAGTTAAAAGTGGTTGAAGGATTAATTATTCAGGCAGCAAGATTACGAGTTTTATTAAATGAGATGTGGATGGATATATCTGAGAATGGTGACTATGAAATGTTCTCACAATCTGATAAAACAGAGCCGTATGAAAGAGAACGACCTGTTGCCCGATTATATAATACCCGTGATCAATCATATCAAAGGGTCATTAAACAACTAACAGATTTGTTGCCAGAAGGAAATAATAAAAAAGAAATTAAGAAGTATTCGGCAAGTGATTTAATATGATTGTTCATAAGTATGTAAGTGAATATATAGAACTATATGAGACGGGAACAGTATTATTAAATAAAGAACGAATCATGCTTATTCATTATTTAAAGCAAGATATATTAACCCGTAATGATCTACATTTCGATATGGATTTAATTCATAAATGTGTAACTTTCATAGAAAAGTGGCATTTCAAATTAAATTCCTTTCAAAAATTTTTAATAGCATTTGTGTTTTTGTTTGATGAATATGAGGATGTTTATTTTGATCAGCATTTTTGGATGATGGCAAGGGGTGCTGGTAAAAATGGATTGATTAGTGCATTGACACACTTCTTTATTAGCGAATTGCACGGTATTGAGCATTATAATGTATCGGTAGTTGCTAATACAGAAAGGCAGGCTAAAACTTCTTTTATAGATGTTTATGAGAAGAATAAAAAACATGAAATATTAGATGAGTTATTTGTATCAACAAAACAATTGATAACAAATAAAGCGACTCGTTCGACTTTTGAATTTCATACATCTAATGCAGGAAGTAAAGACTCGTTAAGAGACGGTTGTGTTATTTATGATGAGATACATAGGTATGAAAATAGCGATGTTGTAGAAGTGTTCTCTAGTGGTTTAGGTAAAGTTCCTAACTCTAGGGAATTTTTTATTACCACAGATGGATTTGTTCGTGAAGGTTATCTTGACAAAATGAAAGAGCGAGCTATGAATATCCTGAAAGGGAAAGAAAAAGAAGATAGGTTGTTTCCTTTTATTTGTAAGTTGGATAATCCTGAAGAAGTAGACAATCCCGATATGTGGGAAAAAGCAAACCCAATGTTTAGTAAGCCTATGAGTCAATATGCTAGAGGTTTGTTTAAAAAAGTTATGCGCCAGTATAAAAACCTTGAAAATGATCCATCTAACAGAGAAAACTTTATGACGAAAAGAATGAACTTACCAGAAGTAGATTTAACGAAGTCTGTAGCCCCATGGGAAGAAATCATGCGTACTGGTTTTGAAGAAGATGGAGTAACACTTCGAGAAATTCCGGATCTAAGGCATAAAATAGCTGTGGGCGGGCTCGATTTTGCTAGTATCAAAGATTTTGCAGCAGTAGGGCTACTATTTAAGTATGGTGAAGATTATATTTGGAAATCCCATTCCTTTGTAAGGAAAGGCTTTTTGGATAAAGTGAAATTAAAAGTACCTATTAAGGAATGGGAAGAAAAAGGATTGCTTACTATTTTAGATGAGCCGGTTATTAATATCTCTCACATTGTAGACTGGTTTGTAAAAATGCGTGAGTTGTATGGGGTTAATACAATAGTAGCCGATACATTCCGTCTTGATTTGGTTAAAACAGCACTCGAAGCGGAAGGTTTCATATTATTATATATCCGTAATCCAAAAGCGATTCATTCACTTTTAGCTCCAAGAGTTGAAACGCTATTTGCTAATAACCATATTATCTTTGGAGATAACCCCTTAATGCGTTGGTACACGAATAACGTTTACGTCCATATCAAAAAAGATGGAAACAAAGAGTATTTGAAAAAAGACGAATTCAAAAGGAAAACAGATGGATTCCAAGCCTTTATCCATGCATTATGGCAAGCGGATAAAATCCTTGTGGATGAATTCGACTTTATGTTAGACGGTATTAAATTCTAATAAAGGGGGTGATAATCATTGGATGGTTGGACGCAGTATTTAAAAGAAATAGTGAAGTAGGATTTATGTTTGATGTGGAAATGTTTATCGAAAAGGCAAATAGAGTCCATATGAAGCGACTAGCGATTGATACATGTATTTCTTTTTTAGGAAGAACAATAAGTCAGTCGGAATTCAGAGTGAAAAATGGTGAAGAATTTGAAAAGGATGAGCTTTATTACCGATTAAATATTAGACCAAATAAGAATATGACAGCCAGTACTTTTTGGGAGAGTTTCATTTACAAACTTATTTATGATAATGAAGCTTTGATTATCCAAGCGGATGATGGTGATCTACTTATTGCTGATGACTTTGAACATAACGAATATGCTGTGTTTGAAGATACTTTTACAAATGTCACTGTAAAAGATTATCAGTTTAAGAGAAGTTTTAAACAAAGTGAAGTCATTCATTTAAGATACAGGAATGATAAGTTATCACCTCTTATCGATGGTTTGTTTACTGATTATGGTGATTTATTCGGTAGGATATTAAGTTCTCAAAAACGTAAGAATCAAATTCGCGGAACAGTTGACATGGACATGCTTGCGGCAAAGAGTGAAAAACATCAAGCCAAACTTCAAGAATTCATTGATAACATGTATAAAGCAATTGGAGAAAAAGACGTTGCTATTATTCCGCAACAACCAGGTTTTAAGTATGCTGAAACATCAGGCGGAGGGAATTCTGGTCAGAGTGTGGAGGAAATCAATAAAGTAACGAATGGTTTCTTAAATCAAGTAGCAATGGCTTTTGGTATTCCAACTGCTTTGATATATGGCGAAATGGCTGATGTTGAGAAGCAAACGAAAAATTATATGCTTTTCACAGTGAAACCTTTATTAAAAAAGCTTTCTGATGAAGCAAACGTTAAATTTTTTGAAGAAGAAGAGTATCTTTCAGGTCACAAAATTGAAGTTAAAGCTGTTTCTTATCAAAGTATATTTGATCTTGCGACAAGCATCGATAAACTCATTTCTTCAAGTGCATTTACAGGGAATGAGATTCGATTAGAAGTAGGATATGAAGTTTCTGGTGATCCTAACTTAAATACACATCATATTACAAAAAACTATACGAAACTAACTGAATCTGAAGGAGGTGAGAATACAAATGACGGTGAAAATTGACGTGAAAGGGCCAATTATTTCGAATGATGAAGCTTGGATTTATGATTGGTTTGAAATGGATGCGACAAGCCCAGGTAAGATTACAAAACAACTGGATAACGCAAATAGTGAGGATTTAATTGTATCAATCAATAGTCCTGGTGGTTATGTAGATGAGGGTTCGGAAATTTACACAGCATTAAAAAATTATCCTGGTCATGTGGAAGTTCAAATTGTTGGTTTAGCAGCAAGTGCAGCTTCTGTAATTGCTATGGCAGGTGATAAAGTTCGCATTTCTCCAACAGCAAAAATCATGATTCACAACGCTGCTAAGTGGCATGGTGGAGATCATCGTGACATGGAAAAGGCGGCTGAGATGTTAAAAATAACAGATCGAGCAATTGTAAATGCCTATGTCATTAAAAGTGGTAAATCAGAAGAAGAACTACTTAACATGATGGCTGAAGAAACTTGGATGGGTCCGCAACAAGCATTAGAAAACAATTTCGCGGATGAAATCATGTTTATGGAGAATCCAGTTAAAATGACAGCTTCAACGGCTACTGCTGCCATGCTTCCGCAGAAAGTAATCGATGGCTTTAGAAATGGAACCATGAACAAAGGCCAAGGAATTACAAAAGAAGATTTAAATGCAGCATTATCAGGATTAAAAAATGAAATCCTGAATGATTTACAAAACAATATAGAAGAACAACCAAAGGAGCCGAATCCTAAACCTGTAAAAAACAGTGGGATTAAAGGGTTCCTTTTAAAATTATAAAAAACGGGGGAAACACATAATGGTTATTAAATTTAATAAATCTGAAGCATTTAATAAGGCAAAAGCAAAATTGACGGATACTTTAACTAACGCGGAAAGTACAGAACAAGAACAAACGTCAGCGTTTGAAGGTTTCTTTGATGCACTACAAACAGATGTAGCAAATACAGTTCGTGAACAAGTAAATAACGATATGCTTGATCGTTCAATTTTACAGCAACGTGGTCAAAATGTTTTAACTTCATCAGAAACAAAATTCTTTAATGCAGTTGTTAAAGAAGGTGGATTTACAGATGGCTCAATCCTTCCTGTAACGACGCAAGAGCGTGTGTTTGAAGATTTAGTTACAGAACATCCCTTATTAGCTGAAATTGGTTTGCAAGACTTAGGAGCAGTTACGAAGTTTATTTACTCTGATGCAACGAAGGCATATGTATGGGGCGAATTATTCGGGGAAATCCGTGGACAAATTGATGCTATCTTCAAACAAGAAAAAATTGGCCAACTTAAATTAACTGCATTTGCAGCAATTCCGAATGATATGAAGGAACTTGGACCGGAATGGATTGAACGCTATATTCGAACTGTTTTAGTAGAAACATATTCTGTTGGTCTAGAATTTGGTTTTATTAATGGTGGAGGATCTGTAGCACATCAACCAGTTGGTTTAATGAAAGATGTAAATCCAGAAACAGGCGCTGTTACTGATAAAAAATCTTCTGGCAAATTAACATTTGCTCCGTCTGATAAAGGGGAAATTGTAGCAGGCGAACTTTATGAAGTAGTAAAAGCTTTATCTGTTGATGCCAAAGGGAAATCCAGAAAAGTATTAAATAAAATTGTAATGGTAGTTAACCCGATTGATGCGATTGGCGTACAAGCACGTAATACAATCCAGACCGCAACAGGTCAATGGGTAATGGCATTGCCTTATAACATTAAACCTGTCGAGTGTGAGGAAGTTCCTGTTGGTAAAGCATTATTCTTTGTAAAAGGACAATATATTGCTGCAATCGCGGGTGGATACAAGCTAAAAGAATTTGATCAAACATTAGCTTTCGAAGATGCTACTCTGTATACAATTAAACAATTTGCTAATGGGAAACCAAAAGATAATAAAGCGGCTCTTGTTTACGATTTAGAAATTTCATTTACACCACCTGCAGAAACAAAAACAAAATAAAGGGTGAAGGAAATGAGAAACGTAACAATTCCAGATGAAATATTGCAAGAATTTAAAGATAGGATGCACTTAGGTGATGATGAAGATGATAACCTGAGACGCATCCTTTTTGCATCTAATGAAGCTTTAATAAAAGCGTGTGGATCTTATGAGATAAACAACGATGAGACGTTCAAAGAGTTAGTTTTTGAACGTTCTCGTTATGTTTATAACGATGCACTTGAGTATTTTACTAAGAATTTTTTAAATGAAATTAATAGTTTTGGTATTGCAAAAGCCTTAGAAGAAATTAAATTGGACGGTGATTAATATGCGTCCTTTTCAGTACAAGAAACCACTGAATACAGGTGATTGTAGAAATCGAATTATCATTGAGCAACCTGAAGTGATAAAAGATGATTTGAATCAAGAAGTTGAAACAGGTAATTGGCAAGAAGTAAAAAAAGCGTGGGCAATGATAAAAACGGTAAAAGGTTCGGAGTACATTGAAGCTTCGGCTTCACAGTCTACACGAATTTATCGGTTTGTAATTCCTCATACAATAGGTATTACAGAATTAATGCGAATTAAAATGAAGAGTCGTATCTTTGATATTATCGAACCGCCAATGAATGATGATGAAATGTATCAAACATTGACTATTATCGCAAAGGAGCATGTTTAATATGAATGATTTTGCGGGAGAGCTTGCTAGAGAATTACAAAGATATGCAAATGTTGTGGAAGAAGAATTGTTGACCGCACAAGAAGAAGTGGCTGATGTTGCTGTAGAAAAATTAAAGCAAAATAGTCCTAAAAAAACAGGTGCTTATCGTAAAGGATGGCGTAAGAAAAAAGTTGATAAAGCCGTTGTTATCCATAATACAAAAGGACAATTAACGCATCTTTTAGAAAATGGCCATGCGAAAGCTGATGGTGGACGAGTACCGGAGAAAGTGCATATTCGTCCCGTGGAAGAGTATGTAATTGATGAATTACCAAAACGTGTTGAGAGGGCAATTGAATCATGACATTAGGAGAATTTATAAAAATTCTTGAAGCTACAGGTTATCCTGTGGCTTATTCGCATTTCACAGCAACACCTGGTAATCCAGTTCCGGAGCCGCCTTATATCTGTTTTCTTGTGGATGGTTCAGCAAATTTGATGGCTGATAACAAGGTCTATCACAAGATAAATGATTTAAATATCGAACTTTATACCACAAAAAAGGACTTGGTTGCAGAAGCCAAGCTGGAAAAGGTCCTAGACGATCATGAAATACCTTATGACTCGTATGGGATTTTTATTGAATCTGAGAAATTATTTCAAAAAACATATGAAACGAGGTTGTTGTAAATGAATGAAAACAAGGTAACATTCGGTTTGAAAAATGTACATTACGTGCCATTTGATATTAAAGATTTCTTAGTTACATTTGGGACACCAATTCCATTACCTGGTGGAGTTGAACTAACATTTGAGCCACGCGGTGATTTAATTGAATTCTATGCAGATGACATGCTTTATTACGCGGCAAGTAATAACCAGGGTTATGATGGAACATTAAGTATTGCTACTATCCCAGAAAAATTTGCTATCGATGCACTTGGTGAGGAATTAGACGAAACAGATGGCGTATTAAACGAATTGGCTGATGCAAAAGGAAAACCATTCGCATTATTATTTGAATTTGATGGTGATGTGAATGCGACTCGACATGTGATGTATAACTGTTCAGCGAGTAGACCAACGATTGCATCTAAAACAAAAACAAGTTCTGCTGAACCAAATACCAATGAACTGAAGTTTGTTTCTAGCCCAATTGTTTTAACTCCTGGTGGAAGACCAATGGTTAAAACGAAAACGACTGCTAAAACAACAACAGCAATTTATAACGACTGGTACAAAAAAGTATACGTAAAAACACCAGCAGCACCAAAAGGAGCGTAATAGTAAATGGAAAAGACAATTACAATAGACGGGAAACAAGTCCGATTAAAAAGTACAGCAGCTACTGTTAAACGATATAAAGCGCAATTCAGACGTGATTTATTTGCTGATATGTTTAAGTTAGGGATTTTGTCTCCTTCAAATCCTCAAGAGGGTTCACTAGCCACTATTGATTTAGCAAATGCAGATTTAAGTAAGCTAGATTTTGAAGTTGTATATGATTTAGTTTGGTTATATGCGAAAACAGCAAATCCAGAAATTGATGATCCGATTACATGGTTAGACGGCTTTGATGAATTCCCTATCTCAGAGATTATTCCAGAAATTATGGATATGATTCAAAGTACGATGGGTGCAAAAAAAAAATAAAGAAAAGTAATGGAGAGCAAGGGACGTTCAGTGATGAAGAATTAACCACTGATACGTTCCTTGCTCTTTGTTATAAAGCGAAATTAACGCATTGGGATTTGGAAGTCATGACAATTGGAGATTGTTTTGATTATATTGCAGAATTCGCTGAAATGGAGAATCCAGACAAAGAAAAAGTCAGAAAAGCAAACCAAAAAGACTTTGATTCATTCTAAGAAAGGGGTGAAAGAATGGCTGGAGGAAAAATCAAAGGGATTACGATTGAAATTGGTGGGAATACGCAGCCGTTACAAAACGCTTTAAAAGATGTAAATAAACAGAGTGATAGCCTAGCGAACGAACTGAAAGAGGTAGAGCGCCTTTTAAAATTTAATCCTGGTAATGTGGAAGCATTAGCCCAAAAACAACAGTTGCTTACACAACAAATTGAAAACACTACACAAAAGCTTGATAAATTAAAAGAAGCGGAGCAGCAGGTTCAAGCACAATTCCAAAACGGAAAGATATCGGAAGAACAATATCGTGCGTTTAGACGTGAAATTGAATTTACACAAGGGTCACTTGATGGTTTGAAAAATAAGCTTGGTAATATGAAAGCTGAACAAGAAAATGTGGCAAGTTCAACAAGGCAATTAGAAACGTTGTTTAGTGCTACAGGAAAAAGCGTGGATGATTTTGCAGGTGCATTAGGTAATCGTCTTGTAAATGCAATTAAAAGTGGATCAGCTACAAGTCGACAGTTAGAACAAGCAATCGGTCTTATTGGTCGTGAAGCTTTAGGAACTGAAGCTGATATTGAAAAGTTACAACGTGCGCTACGATCTGTGGATGCTGGGAATTCAATTCAGCAAGTTCGAAATGAACTGAGAGATTTACAACAAGAAGCTGGGAGAACTGAGAAAAAGTTTGAAGGACTCAAAGTAGGACTCGAAAACGTCATTGGTGGAATGGCAGCTGGTGGCGGAATCGCAACAGCAGTTGAAAAAGCAATGGATATGTCAAAATTGAAAACTAAGATTGATATCACTTTTGATGTTCCAGAGTCTTCGAAAAAATCAGTGGAAGAAGCGATTAGGGGCGTTAGTACGTATGGTATTGACGCTGAAGAAGCATTAGAAGGTGTTCGCCGACAATGGGCATTAAATAAGGATGCTTCTGATGAAACAAATGCCGCTGTGGTTAAAGGGGCAGCGACTATTGCAGCATCCTACGCTGGAATTGATTTTAATGAACTTATACAAGAAACCAATGAGATTGGTGCAACGTTAGGTATTACGAACGAGGAAGCATTGGGGTTAGTGAATACATTATTAAAAACAGGATTTCCACCAGAACAATTAGATATTATTGCTGAATATGGCGATCAAATGATTCAAGCTGGATTTTCGGCTAAAGAAGTCCAAGGAATTATGTCAGCAGGAGTAGATACTAAAAGTTGGAATATCGATAACCTATTGGATAAATGATTGTCCCTATGAGTGGTGACATTCATAGAAAACTCCTTTAATTCAGTGGAACTCTCAAAAGAGACAATACTGAGCGAAGCCTTTAACAAAGGAACGTGCAACGACTAGCTGAAAAGCGTAGGGTGTAAGCTGATGACATCCGAAATGGGGAGCATCTTATATAAAAGATGATGATATAGTCTGGTCTGTATAGTGATGTACAGAAGTTCATCAGAGAACTGGCAGGATGTTGCGAATCCTGTTGAACATATCGGGTGTAAAAGAAGGTCGTATTAAAATGGCCGAATTTGGTGCGGGCGTGGATAAATCTATGCAAGAGGTTTTAGATAAAACAAAAATCTCGGCGGATCAGTTTGAAAAATGGGGTCAGGCAATTGCTGGCGGTGGTGAGAATGGACAAAAGGCTATGCTTGAAGCAACTAAGGCTTTAGCAGGTGTTGAAAATGCAACAGACAGAAATGCACTTGGCACGAAGATGTTCGGCACTCTTTGGGAAGACCAAGGAAAGAAAATCATCGACACCATTTTGAAAGCAGAAGGTAAACAAGTCGATTTAAAAAAGGGAGTAGAGGATTTACAGGGTGCTACTTCTAAAATAGATGCATCTCCAGCAGTTAAATTTCAACAAGCAATGCAAGATTTACAAGTTGCGCTTCAGCCTGTTCTTGCAGTTATAGCAGATCTTGTCTCTAAATTCGCTGAATGGATTTCTAATAATCCTGAATTAGCAGCTACTTTGGCAGCTATCGCAGTTGCTATTGGTGTAATTGCAGGAGCATTCATGGCTTTAGCACCAATAGTTGCTGTTATAACAAGTATAGGATGGGCGATGACAGGGTTGGTTGCTATTATTCCGATAATAGTAGCACTTGTTGTCGCTCTAGGTGTTGCCATTTATAAAAATTGGGACGATATCAAACAATGGACCATTGATGCATGGAATGCAATTGGGGAATTCTTAGTAGGCGTATGGGATGGAATTGTACAATGGGCAAGTGAAACCTGGAATAGTATTAGTGAATCTACATCGGAAGTTTGGAATTCGATTAAAGAATACTTAATAGAGTTATGGAATGGGATAGTTGAGTCTTTATCTGAAATATGGAATTCTATTGTTGAAGCTACTACAGAAATATGGAATTCCATTGTGGAGTATTTGACTGGAATATGGGATGGAGTAGTTGAAACATTATCGGAAGTTTGGAATAGTATTAGCGAAACCACTTCCGAAGTGTGGACAGCGATTAGTGAGTTTTTCGTTAATACTTGGAATGGACTAGTTGCCTTTCTAACTCCTATTTTACAAGGAATTGCTGATTTCTTCTCTATGATTTGGAACGGTATTTCCACAGTGATTCAAACTGTATGGAATTTTATTACACAATACTTACAAGCGATTTGGACGGCCATTTTATACTTTGCTACGCCAATATTTGAAAGTATCAAGAATTTCATTTCTGAATGTTGGAATACCATTAGTTCTACTACAAGTCTTGTATGGGAAACAATTAAGAATTTCTTAGTTTCCTGTTGGAATGGGCTTGTAGCGTTTGTTATGCCGATTTTTGAACAAATCAAGTCCTGGATCATTGCTGTGTGGGATACAATCAGTTCAGCAACAACGTCTGTATGGAATGCTGTTAAGAATTTCTTACAATCGTGCTGGAACGGGTTAGTAGCTTTTGTAACGCCAATATTCACCTCAATAAAAGATTGGATTGTGAATACATGGAATACGATTAGTTCCACAACAAGTGTAGTATGGAATACGATTAAAAGCTATCTATCTAGCTTATGGAACGCAATTGTTTCCACAGCGAGTTCTGTATTCAATAGCATCAAAGAAGCCATTTCAACGGTTTGGAACATGATTAGTAGCACAAGTAGTAACGTATGGAATGGTATTAAATCAACCCTCTCAAACATTTGGGAAGGTATCAAGTCAACCGCATCTTCTGTCTGGAATGGATTGAAAGAAGCCATTATGACGCCTGTTCGTTGGGTAACAGATGCGGTTAGTGGGGCATTTGAAGGCATGAAATCAGCAGTATTAGGCGTATGGGATGGTATTAAAAGTGGTATTCGTACAGCTATCAATGGAATTATTCGTATCATAAATAAATTTATAGATGGCTTTAATACACCAGCAGAATTATTAAACAATATACCAGGAGTTAGCGCTCCAACTATTCCGCATGTCCCAATGCTTGCGAAAGGCGGAAAACCTGTAGGAGATGGCTCATTTATTACTGGAGAAAAAGGACCGGAACTGTTTACTAAAAGAGGGAATTCTATCACAGTTACTCCGTTATCTTCAAAAGAAAGATCCCTCGGTATCACTGGAACTATGAATCAACTAATGAGTGATATGAGCCGGATGATGGCTAGTTCAATGAGTCAATTATCAGGGTTAAAGAGTGTTATGAGTGGTGTGTATGGAAATATGTCAAATAGTAGACAAGCTATGGCAGCTGGTGTTGCGAATCCAGTGATTCATTCTTCTTCAGGATCATCTGGCGGTGGAGTCATTCCAATGCTTGGTGGAGATTTAGTTATTGAAGTACCTGTTAATTTAGAAGGAAGAGACGTGGCACGCGGTACTTATCGCTATACAACCGAATATCAAGAAAGAGAAGCAAAAAGAAACTCAGACTTTTAGGTTTGGGTTTCTTTTATTTTGTAAAGAAATGGGGTGACAGTATGAGTTCTTTTACATTTAACAACATACGTAAAGATTTTGTTCAAATAGAAAAGGGATGGAAAAGACCAGCGTGGGCGCCGTTAAAACGGAAATTTCTAAGTGTTCCAGGTTATCCAGGTGCAAGATTATTAACGACAGAAACTGAAATGCGAGTTTTACCTGTTCCGGTCGGAATTATTGTTCCTGATGGATCTGACCTAGAAACATTAAAAGAAGAAATAGCAGAGTGGTTAATTACAGAAAAACCTGTTGAATTAGTCTTTGATGTAACACCTGATAGGACATACCTGGCGGTTATTGATGAAGATTTTGATCCTGAGGATTTTGTTACTTTAGGTAAAGGTACTTTGAATTTTGTTTGTCCAATGCCATATAAGTTAGGACCTACTAAAACGGTAGATTTTCAAACAGGTGCGCTTGGGTTAACGGCAAATGTTCAAAACAAAGGAACTGTTCATTCTAATCCTATTATTGAGATTGACATTACGAAACCAAACACTTTTTTAGATGTATGGTTTGAAGATAAATATGCAAAGGAACCGGATTATTTTCGTATTGGAATGCCATTAAAAATGGAGCAATTGCCTGTAGAAAGAAATCAACGTCTTATATGGGATGAAATGTCCACAACTGTAGGGTGGAGTAAGGTTAGTTCTATGGAAGATGGTAATCCAGTTGGTGAAATGAAAACAGATAGTTACCAATTCTATTGTTCGGACTATGGATCAGGTAATGGATGGCATGGCGCAGCTGTTAAGAAGAGTATCCCTGGTGGGCCAGTACAAGATTTTATTATGCAAGCCCACGTTACATGTAAAAGTAAAACGATTAATGAAATGGGACGAGTTGAAATAGCGATACTCGATGAAAACAGCAAAGTTCTTTCAAAAATTGCCATGAATGACCTCTATTGGCAAGCTGAACAAAATTTTGGAACGATGGTAATTGGATATGATAATAAACCTGGAAAAACAGGTTTAATTTATGAGAGTGGTGATTATCCGAATACATGGAATCAGTATTATGGCAGGTTGTGGATCGCTAGAACCGGTAACGATTGGGAGGCTTATATTTCAAAATTTCTTCCTGGAACAGAAAAAGATGATTCAGAACGCTTTGCAAGGTGGACTGATAAAGACAATAAACATATGGAAAAAGCAGCTCAAATACAGATTAGTATCATGCAGTGGCAAGATGTTCCGCCAGTAGAAGCGATGACAGTTTCTGATTTGAAATTTTGGAAAGTGAATTTAAATAATCAAAATACACCGCCTTATATAGTCGATGTTGGTGACAAAGTCGTGATTGATACAGAAAACAGTCGTGTCAGTATTGAAGGGAAAAACGCTATTAACATAAAAGATATTTTTAGTAATTTTCCTGTTATCAATAAAGGTACGAATAAACTTGAAATTATTCCTTCTGATATAGGAACAGCAAAGGTTAAATATAGGGAGCGATTTAGATGAGGACACCAAGTGGGATACTTCATGTTGTTGATTTTCAAACAGAACAAATTGTTTCTACTATCCAATCTAAAGATTATTGGGATGATAAACGGCATTGGGAAATCAAGAACAATATTGATAAGTTTGATTTTACAACGGCTGATGGTACAGAACAAGCAGCTACACTCTTGCAACAAAACTTAGTGTTAAAAGAAGTGCGTAGCGGTGTTATTGTACCGTATGTAATTACTGAAGCTGAAAAAGTTTCTAATGATAGATCCGTAATTACTTATGCATCTGGTGAGTGGATTTTATTAGCAAAAGCAGGTGTTATCAATCCTCAACGAATTGAAGGGAAAACGGTCAATGAGTTTATTGACATAGCTTTAACAGGGACAAAGTGGAAACGAGGTCGTACAGAATACTCTGGTTTTCATACAATGACTATCAATGAACCTATCGATCCGCTTAAATTATTAAAGGATATCGCTTCTCTTTTTGATTTGGAAATTGTGTATCGTGCTGAAGTTGTTGGTAATCAATTCATTGGTCGCTATGTGGATATGGTTAAGAAGCGTGGTCGAGAAATAGGTAAAGAAGTGACTCTTGGTAAAGATTTAATGGGAATCAAACGTATTGAAAACTCTCAAAATATCTGTACAGCGCTTATAGGGTTCGTTAAAGGTGAAGGAGATAAGATAATTACAGTTGAGAGTATTAATAATGGTTTGCCGTACATCGTAGATAATGATGCGTTTCAACGCTGGAATGAAAAAGGAAAGCATAAATTCGGATTCTATACTCCAGAGACAGAACAAGATATCACTCCAGGCCGTTTAATGACTCTTATGAAAACAGAGATGAAAAAACGTGTAAACACATCTGTTTCTTATGAAGTTGAAGCACAATCAATTGGTCGTGTGTTTGGATTGGCACATGAGTTAATTAATGAAGGTGATACAATCCGAATCAAAGATACTGGATTTACACCCAAGTTATACCTTGAAGCACGAGCAATCGCTGGCGATGAGTCATTTAAAGATCCGATGCAAGATAAATATGTATTTGGTGATTACCGTGAAATTGTTGATCCAAACGAGGAATTACGCAAGCTCTATAATAAAGTCTTGGCTTCATTAGGTAGTAAACAAGAAATTTTAGATCAGCTAGATAAGTTGGTTAAAGAGACTGCTGAAAAAGCAAATGATGCTCAAAAAGAATCTGAATCCGCTAAGAAAATTGCTGAAAAGGTCCAGGAAAACCTGAAAAATAATACGGTAAATATTATTGAAGCTAAAAACCCACCAATTGATAATCTTATAGTAGGTAAAACATTATGGCGAGATATTAGTAACGGTAAGCCTGGTATTTTAAAAGTATGGAACGGTAAAGGCTGGGAGCTCCTTATTCCTGATGTGGAATCAATTAAAAAAGATACACTGGAGCAGGTGAGTAAGGATATTAAACTCACAAAAGAAGAATTAAATAAGAAAGTGGAAGAAGCGCAAGAAGAAGCCACTGGGCAATTTAATACAGTAACAGAGGGTCTTTCAAAAGTTACAAGAACTATTTCTGATGTACAAAGAGATCAAGGTGAAATTGATAAAAAAGTAACCCAGGTTGAACAAGATTCTGAGAAATTTAAATTGTCTATTGAAACATTAACGAAAAATAGTACTGAGACTACAAGTAAAGTCAACACTTTAGTAAGTGATGTGGACGGAAATAAGAAAGTTATTTCAGAAGTTAAAGAAAGTGTAGCAAACTTCAATGACGATGTAAGAAACTTGTTAGTCGGTTCTAAATCCTTTGATGGAGCTTTGGGCATTGCACAAGCAGACAATCGTTGGTGGCTTAAGTCAGCAGATAAAGTCAAAATTTCGAAGGATGTTTTTCAAGGGAATACAGTCGTAGAAACTCAATCATCATGGACCGCTTTAGCTTATAACTTCAAAGATTTAGTAGATCGAAAAGTTGTAAAAGTAGGAGATAAAGTAACCTATTCAATTTTTACTCGTGTAAAAGGTTTACCAGATGGCCAAGATTTACAACACACTTTCTATTTTGCACCAGGTGCTACCGGAATCCGTCCAAATAAATCTAATAATCAATGGCAAAGAGTAAGCGTTTCGTTCACAGTGACAGCAAGTATGATGTCATCAACGGGAACGGATAACGAGAGTCATTTTCGTGTAGAGCCCGATGCAAATCCTCCTGCTGGTTGTTGGTATCAGCAAAGCTCACCGCAATTGATTATAACTATAGGTAACAAAGAATATTCGTGGCGACCTGCTCCTGAAGATATTGCAGATGGGAATGTTTTAACCAAGGTAACAACTGAAATAAAAGAAGCAGCAGGGAAGATTAGTGAAAAGTTAACAAAAGTAGAAACAAAGGTTAATAATGATAAATCTGGAGGACGTAACCTGTTATTAGATTCAAATACTAAATACGAAAAAATAGATTATCTAATCAATCCATATTCCCTAACTGAAAATTTTGTTGCAGGTGAGGAATATACTTTTGTAATTAAAGGAAGTGTCCCGCAGGGCCAACAATTTGGAATTTGGCAGAATGGTGGTACAAATCATGTTGGATATGCAACAAGTGCCTATGCTAACGGAATAACTTATGTAACTTTTAAAGCTGTTGCAACTACAAGTGGGAATGAACGGAGATTAAACTTATATAATTATCCAAATAATGCTACAAAGGCAACTGTAGAATGGGTGGCTTTATATAAAGGGAATAAGCCACAGGATTGGACACCAGCTCCAGAAAATCAAGTAACGAATGATGAATTCACTAAGAAAACAACAGAGATTGAAAAAAGTGTGGATGGTATTAAAGAAAGTATTAAAACGGTAGAAAAAACACAAACCTTTTTTGATGAACGTGTTAACACTGTAGAAAAGAATGCAGAAGGAACAACTGCAAGTGTTAAGAAATTACAGGAAACACAAACTGCGCAAGGAAAGACGATTAGTGAGGCTACAACAACAATAGGGCAACATTCTGAAGCATTAAAGTTAACAATGAAAAAGAAAGATGTTGAGGATTATGTTGGTGGATTGGGTTCTATAAATGATCTACGGAACGCTGCATTCGCTCAGGGATTCAAATACTGGACACAAAATGGTAATAGTGCTGTTATTGACTCTTCTGTAACATACAGAGGCTATACAACGGCTAAATTACATGCGACTGGATTGACTGAAGATAAATGGTATAGCCTTCATCAAACGATAGACGTAACTGCTGGTGAAGACGTTGTAGCTTCAGGTTATTTTATGTCCAATAACATAGGACAAGGTTTCGTGTTAGAAATTGAGTATCTAAATGCCCAAGGTAGCCGAGTTTCACAAGCATCAATTGGTATCGATGTAACTGCGAACTCTAATTGGATTAGATCTGTTGTTTCGGGAACAGTTCCGGCTGGAGCTGTTAAAGCACGTTATAAACCGTGGGTGAGAAGAAATGGGACCTTATGGATTGCGTTACCTATGTTACAGCGTGGTAAAGTAGCTACAGAATTTTGGCTACATCCGAAAGATCAAACGGATATTGATAAAATGATAGATGATATTGCTAATAAAGTAGCTACCGAAAAATACAATCAGAAAGTTACAGAGTTAGAAAGAAGTATTAGTGCTACTGAAAAAGGCGTTTCAATCATCTCTGGAAAACAAGAAACGTTTATAAATGAGACTTATAATGCCTATGTAAAGAAAACGGAATCTAAGTTAGAAGTGTTAGATGAAGGGATTTTAGCGCAGATTTTAAAGGACGGTATTGTCACTGCCATCAATATGTCCCCTGGGAAAATTACAATCAATGCTGCAAAACTAGATATTAATGCAGATACAATGGTCAAATGGCTAACAGCAAAAGGCATTGATACGAATCTTATTAGAATTAGTGGAGATAAAATTACGATTGATGGTGAAGAAGGCGTAATAGTTAACATGTTAGATTTTCTATTCAAAGACGAATGGGGAACAAAAACAACTGCGGTATCAAGACGAAACCTAATAGCAGATCCAGACTTTTCTAGTGTTACAAAGAAAAACATCGGACATAACGATTATTATGGGTTTGAAGGTGGATACGGTCTTACTTGGAAGTCCTGGGGAAATGTCGTAATAGAAAAGAATACACATATATTCGATTACGAGCAGATGGTGAATGCTGCAAGGGTAGATATGTATAACTATCCAGAAGCAATTGTGAATAATGGGATACATCCTGGAAATGAATACACAGTATCTGCTCATTTTAGAACAGCAATGATAAATGGGGTACGTAAAACAGGGAAGCCGCGCTTACAAGTATGCTGCGTTAAATTCCGAGATAATGTAAGTTACGATATATGGAATGAACAAAAAATGGACTTTCCTGAACCGTCTACCTATTATGGAGAAATCAGAAGATACTCTTTTACTTTCAAAGTGCCGACAAACTATATTCCGCAACAACACGCATTGATTATTAAAGTTTGTTCTGGAAATGCTGACATGAGACAAGGGACAGCGATTTGTGTAAGTGGTGTAACGCTATACAGTGGCAAATATGCATCTATGTATAATTGGGATCGTGCTGCAGCAGAAAGAGCAGATGGCATTCAGCCGTTTAACGGACTTGCAGTAGGTGGTGTGAATAATAATATAACTCCAGCACCAGACGGACAAACGTTTGATATAAGTACTGAAAAAGAAGTGAAAATCTTTAGGAATATACGAGCAATGCAAGGAATTAACTTAGGTGGCGGTGGATTCCAACAATGGGGTCATATTCGTTTTACAGACGGTAATATGGGATCGGGCTTTTATGCGAGTACTCCAAGCGGTTGGAAATTTAATGCACTTGGATAGAAAGGAGAAGTAAGAATGAATAAAAATCAAATGATGCCACTTCAAGCAGGTGAAAGCTTTCCTTTTATGGGGAGGTTGGTGGATGCAGAGCGCACAGATACAGGGATTTTTGTTCAAATACCTGCTGATATGTTAAATAATGCAGGTCTACTAAACGGTGTTAGCAGGGTTGAAGTATGGAGAGAGATGGATGGGACAGTAAAGTTTCGGATTGCTACGCTGTGTGAAATATGTAAACGCGGAGCGCGTTTGTACTCACTAGATATGGGATTTGCGAAAAAGAACATTTGTTTAGAGTGTTATGCATCACTTACAGGGAATTACCCATCTCAAGAACCGCCAACACCAACTAATGAAAATAACACACAAACAGAGCAGGAGCAGCAATAGCTGGTCTTTTTTATTTTGCTAAAAGGAGGAAGAGAACAGTGGAGGAACAGATTTTTAATTCAATGATTCAACAAGGAGCATTCGCAGCGTTATTTGTGTGGATGCTTTTTACTACGCAAAAAAAGAATGAACAGCGTGAAGAACAGTATCAAAAAGTAATCGAAAAAAACCAGGCAGTCATCGAAGAACAGGCAAAAGCATTTGGTTCACTTGCAAAGGATGTTTCAGATATTAAACAAAAAATTATGGGGAATGGTGACGACAAATGAAAAAATCTATTAAATTATTAGCCTCAATTTCTACGGCAGCTATCATTGCATTTACTTCAACAGGTAGTGTTTTTGCTGATCGAGAAATGATTATTCCAGGGTTACCTAAAGTTGAATATCGCAATGGATATGGAGCGTATGAAGGTGTAGTAGCACATTCTACAGCGACTCCTGAAGCACCTGCTATTAATATCCGAAACTATGAAGCAAGAACATGGCGTTCTGCATTTGTACATTATGCGACAGATTGGGATGAAACAATTCAAATTGCTTCTACTAAGTATCAAGCATGGGGAGCAGGCCCAGCAGCCAATAAACGATTTGTTCATGTAGAGCTCTCTGAAACTAGTGATCCTACTAAATTTAAAAAATCCTATGAGAGATATGTGAAGCTACTTGCTAAAATTTTAAAAGATAGAAATATTCATCCATCCATTGGATTGTGGACGCATAAAGACATTACGTATAAGCTTGGTGGCACAGATCACGAAGATCCGATTGACTATCTTCGCAGTCATGGTGTATCAGAATCACAATTTAGAGCGGACGTCCAAAAGGCGTATGAAGGCGAAACAGTTACGGTTAAACCAAAGCCACAGCAACCAAATGAAGTACCTGGTGTTATTAACGAAGTGGGAGTAGCGTATGTTGATGGATACAATGTAAACCTTCGTTCTGGTCCATCCACAACAAATAGTGTTATTCGTAAATTACAAAAAGGTGGATCATATAAAGTCTGGGGTAAAGTAGGAAACTGGTTGAATCTTGGAGGAAATCAGTGGGTTTATAATGATTCATCATACATTCGCTATAAAGAAGAATCGTCATCTGTGGAAGGCAAACGTGTAGTTTCTAAAGTGAATGACTTACGATTCTATTCAAAAGCTTCCTGGGCTGATAGAGATGTTGCAGGAACTGTGGATGAAGGATTAGGATTTACAATCCTTGATAAAGTATCTGTAAATGGCTCGCAGCAGTATAAAGTGAAGAATAGTAAAGGTAATGTGTTCTATATTACAGCTAGTTCTTATTATGTAGAAATTAAATAAGAAAATATTGACATTATACATTTAAATATTGTATATTTTACATGTTGTTTTTTGATAGCGCACTGTTTGTTCTAAACTTTTACTACATTGTTGCTTATGTGATGTAGTGTTATCGAAAAAGAGTTCTCCAACATATATTTTAAAAAATCCCCTTCTATATTTAGAGGGGGATTTTTATTATAAATCAGAAATTCTTCTAACTTGTTTTTTCTTCTTCTTAAAATTCCTTTTATATTCTTTAAATTCTTGCTTATCCACATGAAATTTTTCGCCTGTAGCTACATTTTTAACTAAGTATGTTTTGCATGTGAATTCTCTTATATAGTAAATAATAACTCCTAATATAAGCGATAAACAAAATGTTGGAATAGCTAAGATAATTGCAAGTGCAGCTAGTATATTATCAGTTTTATGATCTCTCTGTAATACTAATCTTTTTCCCGCTGCAGCCTGAGCTTGTTCTAATTGCTGCATGCGTTGTAGTGATGCAATCGTATCATAACTCATGAAAACCCCTCCTTAAGAGTAGTAGACAAAGTCCCACTTGTATAAGAGAGACTTTGGATTTTTATTATTTAATAGTAACAAACTTTTTGAAGAATGCACTGCGCTTGTCTTTGTCATAAACATAAGGCTTATCAAACTTCTGTTGCCAAGATTTATCTTCAGTTTTTAAATTCTCTATTTTATACCCAATGTAAGAATTTAATTCTTTTCTATCTAAATTTATACTGTATGTTTTCCCTTCAAATGGTATTGTCATCTTTACAGTGCTTAAAGTTGGGAATTGTCTTAGTAGTCTAGTTGGTTCGCTTACTAATAATTTTTCAATTGTATGTCCCGTTGAAAAGTATTGTTTATATGCTTCATCATCTAATTTATTGTCAGGGTTACCAGTTTTATAAGATTCAAATGAATCGTAGAAAGTAATTTCAGCTTGATTATTATTTACTTTCATTTCTTTTACGAAGCTTGCGCCTCTAATATTTTTAGCGTAGGAAACAAATTCTTCTTGAGTCACGGTTTCTTTGGTACCAGAGCTTTTGCGAGCGGGATCTAGATTAATAAATACCATACATACAATAAATGAAATTAGAGCTGTAGAAAGATAAATTTTTACCACTCGTAAACGATTGATTTTTTCTCCTCTTAATACAATTTTAGGCATGAATAAGCCTATAATTAGAACGATAATTGACACAATAGATACTAGAAATAGTATCACTTCTAATGCGTTTAACAAAAAATCCACTCCTTAAAATTAAATTGGTATAATGCCTAAATCATACCAATTTCATGCAACAACTGTAAATGGTTAAGTTTCTGGTTTGTTGACGAAATAGAATGGACGTTCTATAATTTATGCAAACAAACGTTCTTGTGGAGGTCGTTTTATGAATCATTTACTTACATACTCATTCAATCAAAAAATACCAATTGAATTAATTTATTTAAACGCTTCAGGAGATTTCTCTCAAAGAACTGTAATTGTCAGAAAGATATATGAAGATCGTATATTGGTGTATTGTATGAAAAAACAACAAGTTAGAACGTTGAAATTAACTAATATACTATCTGTTGATAAAGTAAGAACAAAATATCAATATGCTTAA